GTAGTGTTTTGTTCACTAGTATACTTCAGTCTGCATACAAGAGACGATGTCACTCACATCGCAGAGGGATCGATTTGTCCGATCCTACGGACCACCCCATGATATGATTAGGGGTGAAGATCAAACCAGTTTAACGACATGTGATAGGTCGCTTGATTCGATGTTCAAGCAAATTCACGCTTGAAAGCATCAACACGGTCAACAAGGGATGTCAAACCAGGATGATGACGTAAATCTCGGAGAAATTGATCCCTGTAAGTGAGATACAAAGGGTCGCCAAGGGACTTGTGGAGAAACCTAAACAGGGTTTTAGCCCAGGACTCAGGTTCGCCATAAGGTTGGTTATTCCAGTGCGTCGAACAGAAAGAAAATTCACCAGGAGCCATCATTTGGATACCTTTGACGGTAAATCCCAAACGGGTGTATTGCTCAAGCATACCATCGACAAAACGTTCAAGCGCGTCGTCACCCATTTGACCACCCTCGGCCTCAGATTCAGCGTCAACGCCAAGCAAAAGCTGGACAATGAAACAGAGAATGAGACGCATATGAGAGTTAGTGGAGGAGGTGATGTACGAACCAGAAGGTAAAATGCCGGGAATGTTCTGAGTGAACATTTTCCCAGAAGGGAGTTGAAACACCTTGAACTTCATGCATTCAAACCTAACGCGTGCTAAATAGTACCATGGGTCGCTCCCGAGGCAGAAGCGTCTGCGGTACTCAAGGTCAGCGTCAAGTAACCAAGCAGGAACAGACCAATCCCAACCGGAGACATCGCTGGAACAAACAGGGTATTCGGCTTGTCGAGATTTAAACCAAGAAAATAACTTTTCTTGGCCCTCATCGTGGAGACCCATACCAGGTTTGAAGGGAATGTCAGCGTTGAGTTCAATCTCGAGCTTGTTCTGTTTTGAAAACAGAAGCCGTTCAATCAAATTATCAACCAAAGAAACGCCTGAAATGAGACGAAACCTACTTTTGTCAAGTTTTTCCCTCTTATGAGGTTCATCTTTAATAAAAGTGTAGATGGGGTCGCATACAAGCGCTTCAACTAGCTGAGAGCCGGTAGTGTGGTTAAAGGAGAAATTCAACATGCATTCTAAACGATTCAATACGATGAGGATTAAGGATCTGCGATCTTCACACCATGTGGCCTTCTTAGAACTATAAAAATTCAGAGGGATACCTGGAGTGGAGTCGGGATCAGAATCATCAATGCAATCATCGATAGAGCGCACGAGGTCAGGAAGTAAACAGAAATCAGAAACACCACTAGAAATAAGACGGATGGAAGAAGCAACGTCAGATTTGAACTCTAACATTGTTTTGGGTCCATGAGGTCCCATAAAACAGCCGGGGAGGCCGCATCTACGAGACCCGCCGGGAATTTCTTCTTCAACTCGGTCCCCAAAACGTCTCTTAAAGCCCTTTTCGAGTTCGAAGATAGTTTTATCGACCGATCGCTGGAGTATCGCTTCAGTTGGTCGTACACGGTCGATTTTGTGAATACTTCCGTGGTAAGCCAGTGAGGCAATAAGACCTTTCTCTGATCGTTGTGGCCAGTCGAGGTGTGAAGTTTCTGGGAAATACTGGTGGATGAGATCGATTGGTCGAGGCTTAGTGACGGTGAAAGTTTGGTTTCCTTCACCGTAGTAAGACAGGATATCGTTGGTCGTTTTCTGCATGTAATCGTCGTCGATTCCAAGTCGTCGATAATTTCCGAGGCGGTAGAGCTCGGCTGCTGTCTGCGGTCGCTCAAACGCAGACTGCGGGGAAAATCCGCAGATTCCGTTTTACGACCGTAGTCATCCCAAGCAGGAACACTTTCGAAATCCATCTCTTCATCGTCGTCAGCCCAATTATCCATCTTAAAACTGAATTCATCAACTTTTGTTAACTTAAAGACGGCATCACGATACGTGATTCGGTCCGATCCTTTAAATTTCGACTTAAGGTCTGAGTAAGCCCAGACGTCAGAATCGTAATCTTCAAAAGATTCTTTAGTAACAATAGAAGTTTTGGTCAGCTTAAGAAGGCATGCAAGAATATCACAAACAGCAGTTGCCTCGTTTATGACATTACCAGTAGTTCTGTCAACTCTTGACCCGGTGTGAACTCCAATGACTTTACCGTCCTGATTAAAGACGGGAGCACCAGACCATCCGGGTTGAGTGGACGCCAAATGGTCAAAACCAAATGGACGAGGGGTGGGGTGAGAGTCACCGGTTGATTCGTACCATGTATGACTGTCCGAAGTGCCTTTCACCCAAACGCGAGCATCGCGAGAATATTGGGCGCCATTTAAAGGTTTCGCCCATTGGTTAATGACATAATTGTCAGAAAACAGAACGAAATCAGAGATGTCACCTGTGGATTCAGGTTGTTGCTCGAATTTGTAACTTCGATTACCATAACAAAGACGGACATTACGGGTAAACTTGTCAAACACATGTTTAGCTGTGACAAGATAAATTTTCCCTCTGATGGCCAAGCGAAAAGCGCAACCGGCGAAACGCCCATCAACAGTAAAGTGAAAAACACCTTTAGGAATGTTGGGAAGGGGTAACATACTAGAACCAGGGATAGCCGATTCTTTACCAACTTTGGGTCTCATTTGAAGAGCCCACAAAGGATCGATGTTAACATTGTGTTTAACACCTCCAATATAGACTGTAACATATGGGATTCCAGTATTGGTGAAGTAAAGGTTCTCAGCTGTGGCCAAGTTTTCGGTAGGGGATTCGATTGTAACATACCACCAAGAAATGATACGTCCGATAAAGAAACGGTAAACGGGGGTGACAGTAACGGACAAAATCCACGAAAGAACGTGGACAACGATGGTAGCGAGTTTGCCGATGACAATCTTCGCAAAGCCCAAAAGAAGATAAAGAAAATATACAACCACGACACAGGCAAAAACCTGCGTAGTGGGCACACTGTCGATAAACTTCGCGAGTTCAATTGCGATATCAAAGACGGTTTGTGTTGAATCTACA